GCTACTATGAAGGTAATCCAGACGCTATAAGATTTGATGCCTCAAGCAACTTAATGAGTGGAACTCCAGATTTTGAGGTAACACCAAATACTGCAAAAGTAAATGGTAATCTTGTATGGCATGTGGGCAACGACGGTCCGAACTCAGGATTAAATGCTGACTTACTTGATGGTGTCAATGGAGCTTCGTACTTGAGAAGTGATGCCAATGATGTTTATAATGGCACCTTAACCATAAACGGAATGGATTTCAAAGTCTCAAACGCCGTTAGAAACTTAAAAATACAAGCAAGCACAGGTGGCTCAGATGTTGGTATCAGTGGCTTTAGGGCAGATGGAACTCATGGTTTTCAAGTATATGGTGATGGCAGTAACTATGGTTTCTTAGATGGAAACTGGGCTAATTGGGATCTTAAAAAGGCTAAAAATGGTCAATTACAAGTTGATGAAGGGTCAGGGTTGGTTAAAGTTTGGACTGCTGGCAACGACGGTCCGAACTCAGGATTAAATGCTGACTTACTTGATAATTTACATGGCTCAAGTTATATGAGACTAGATGCGGCGCAAGATGTAACAAACTATACTCATGTACACAGTTTTTATACTAACGGAAATATAGCTACATCAAGTGGAAGTCAGTCAAGTTTACAATGTTATAATAACACACAAGGTAACGATGCATTTATGACTTTTCATATTGGAAGTGATTTTGCTTGTTATTTTGGACTTGATGGAGGTACGAATAAATTATCAGTTGGTGGTTGGTCAATGGGAGCAAACTCTTACGAGATTTACCACTCAGGAAATAAACCTTCATTAGCAACTCTTGGATTTACAGGAGCTTCAAATGCCAACTATATTACAAATAATAATCAGTTAACAAATGGTGCTGGTTATATTACTGATGGTAATACAAACTGGAATAATACATACGGATTTATTACAACATCAGCTATTGGTACTTACATAGGTAAGAATAGACCAAATAACTATGTTGCATCTAGTACATCTACTTCAAATAGAGGAAACTTTGGAGAAGGTATATGGGCGTATAGTGGATATTCTACTGGTACAAATAGACCTTTTACATATGATGCTACTTTACAAGTTATGCCTGATAGTTCTTTAGGATTTGAACTTTCTATTGATTGGGTATCACAAGGTACGACTCCATTAAAAATTAGAAGTTTAAGAGATTGCTGTCAAGGTTGGTCAAGTTATTCGACCGTTTGGACTTCGAGCACAGATGGCCCAAATTCAGGTTTAGATGCTGATTTACTTGATGGATTAAATGCAAAAGGTGTAGGAAGTGCTACAGGAGCAAGTCAAGTTCTTACTTCAAATACAAATAGCTATTTTGTACATCAAAATTGGATAGACATAGGTGCAAGTGGTATCTATTCAACAAGTACAAACGGTGCTCACTTTAAACCTAATAATGTAACAAGTTATGGTACGTGGGCAACAAGTGGTGGAAAAGGTGGTTATGATGGTATTGTATTTGATGGTGGTGGTGACGTTGCACTTATGTTTGACACCGGGGGTAATGGAGGGCATTATCGTCAAAGTGGCGTTGGCTGGATGACATATTTTCATCAGGGCAATGATTGCTTAGGAGTCTGTGATTCTACTACATCGTCAAGCTACAGTTTATATGTAACAGGAGGAATCTATGCAACAGGAGATGTTGTAGCATACTCAGACAGAAGAGCAAAAGAAAATATAATTACTATAGACTCCGCTCTAGAAAAAGTAAATCAACTAAGAGGAGTATACTATAATAAGATAGATAATGAAGACAAAGAACGAGAAATAGGTTTCATTGCGCAAGAAGTAAATGAAGTTGCACCTGAATTAGTAACATATGCAGAAGACATTGATCAGTATGGAGTCAAGTATGGAAATACTACTGCATTACTAGTAGAAGCAGTAAAAGAATTAACACAACAAGTCAAAGACTTAAAACAAGAAATAGAGGAGATAAAAAATGTCAAGTAAGACAGTAACATTTATAACATGGCACCCTGCGAGAGCAGAACCAACCGAAGCACCTGCTACTATGCAAGTAGATTATAGTGATGGATCACAGGATATACTAGTTGCAGGAGCAGATGTTTCAAGTAAACTACAATTAGTACAAGATGCATATAATGCATTATTTTAAAAAGGAGAATAAAAATGGCAGTAACATATAAATTACTAGAAACTTTCGATGGGACAAGAACTAATGAGAGGGCTGATCCAGATAATCCAGGAAAAACGATATCAGAAACTATATCTAATGTAAGAGATATTGAAGTTTAATTTAAAAGCGACGACCCCGAGATAACATACGTAAGGCTTGTAAATGTTGTATTTGATAAAGATGGAGAATATGACGATGCAGCTACGAAAGAAATATGCGCGCAACATGCAGAAGGCGTTAGACAAAAAATAATTTTAGGCGTAATACAATAGGAGAGTTAAATGGCAGTACCAGCAGCTACAACAGCAATATCTTTAGCAAAGATAAGAGATGAGATAGAAAATAATAACTATAATCATAGTCTTTATGGCTATACATCTTCGTCTACAAGTTTAAAAGATATAAGTGATGGTAGTATAGACACTATTAATACGGCAAATGCTAGTGCTGATAGACCAGATGGCTCGGCTCCTCATGCAATGAGTGAGTTTTTTAGTTACGATCACGATAAAGTTTCTACTAATCCTGTATTATCATATGTTGGTGGAAAAAGATCATTCTACATCGTTGAAGCAGTTGAAGGAAGTGACTCAGAGGCAAGAATTTATATATGGTGTTATAGAACAGGTACAACTATTAAAGTGTATGCAAGAATGCAAGGTAATGGAGATAGTGGAGGTGACAGTGCAGATGCTGGTTATTTCACCGGCTTAAATTCAGGAACTGAAACTACATTGACGGGTGAAACTGATTTTCATAATGTCAATTTTCAATTTGCTCAAATTACAAATGTAGATTCAGGTTATAAAGTTGGATTTAGTGACGCGGCCGTTTCTGGACAAGGAAACCAACATTCTGGAACTGGCTCAGTACATACAATTAATATGGATGCAGGTACAAACCCAACTACCGCAGTGCGAACAACATTCTGGACTGCTTCCGCAGGAAATACTACTCAAAATACTCCTCCCACTACAATTAATGCAGTAAGATATACAAGTGAGGCACTTACAGATGATAGTGATTATGGATATGATAGAGTAACATTACATTTTAAACATGCTACACTCGCAGATTTTGATGTTGTAGTAGATGTAAGCACAGAGGCTGAAGGAGTACTTGTCGATGAAGGTGAAGAGGATTGTCCACAATGCTGTATCCATGAAAGTATGCTAATTGCTACTGAGGAAGATATGAAATCAATACACGATATTAAAATAGGGGATAAAGTAATATCCTATAATTTTGAAACAGAATCAAATGAATTAGTTGAAGTTGAAGATTTAATTACAATTGAAAGAGATGTAGACTATAAAGTAAATAATTTAATACTTACCGAAGATCACCCTGTTTATTTAAATACTGGTAAAAAGGCTTCTATAAATCCTGAAGCTACATTATTAAACTATAAACAAGAAGTTGATCAAATTCAAATAGGTGATATTATGGTCAAGCTTGATGGAACTGAAGAAGTAATTCAATCAATTGAAAAATATGAAGGAACTCATTTAAACTATGCTATTAAAACAAAACATAATAATTTTTATGCAGACGGAATATTAGTTGATTCTGTAATACTGGAGAAAAAATGAGTAAATTAATTATTACAGGTAGAGGAACAGATTTAGGAGTTAGACATAATCATAACTTTATTGTGTATAATGATTCTTATGAATTAGAATATACATCTGATTATGAATCAGAATTAAAAGATATATCTATTAGAGATCAAAGAGATTGGAGTGGTAAACCTAGACCTGCGTTTAGACCTTTTGGAATTACTTTTGATAATGATAAAATATATATTGCAAATCATACTAAAATAGGTATATTTAATAAAACTACTTATGCGTATGAAGGATTATTAGGAACTCCTGGATTTTTTAATACACATCAAATCCTTAAAAAGAATAATATAATGTACACTGCAAACACAAGACACGACACAATAGGTGTACATAATTTAGATACTGATGAAAGTACATATATTAATTTGCCTGAAAGATCACATGTTAACTCCTTATTTTGGTCTGAAGATAATAAACTATGTTATGTTTTGCATAATAGAGGAACAAAATTATCACAGTTTTTTAAAGATGAAGTTAAGATAAAAGAAATAGGTAAATGTTGTCATGATTTAATTTTAGAAGGAGACAATTTTTATACATTAGATACATATAATAAAAAACTTCGTATTAATGATAATGAGTATGAAGTACCTGATGGGGGTTTCATTAGAGGGTTAGCTAAGTTAGGAAACGAATTAGTAATAGGACAAAGCTTAACAAGCGATATACCAAAGACACCTGCAGACTGCTTTTTACATATTTTTAACCTAACATCAAACACTTTTACAGGAAAAATATCAATACCTGAAGTGAGGGAGATAACAGATATTAAATGGATTTAGAAAAATTATTTTTTTGCCCTGTCTACTATAAAAATTTCGGAAATAAAGTAAGAGATTTAAATAAAAGACTGATAGCTGACATTGATAAAGAAATGTCAGAATGTGAAACAGATCATAATAGAAGTTTTGTTAAAAATGGCCATACATGGCAATCAAAACATAAAATGGAAAACAGGCATGATAGCTTTCGTGAGTTTGCGGATTTAATAGAAAGTGTTTATGATTGTAGTTGTCGTTCAGTATGGGCGAATGTCATTTTTGGAGCTGGAGGATTTTCAAGACCGCACAATCATGGAGCTCGAGTAAATATACCTAAAACAGTAAAAGGCAGAGACGGTAATAGATTACATATGCCTACTCAAAAACAATTAAGTAGGAGAGAAGATTTAGGAAGATATTCACAAACAAGTACTGGAGTATACTATCCTAAAGGTTTAACAGAAATTGATAATTTAGATGATTTAGATGAATCTAAGTTGTTTATGCCTAGATGGAGCGGCAACGATGAAGGAGTGTTAGTACTATTTGATCCCACATCTTATTTAAGAGGTACTAATGATGTGGTTACAGTAAAACCAAGAGAGTCATTATTATTACTGTTTCCGGCATGGTTAACACACATGGTTGCACCGATGGCTACAAATAAAAAAAGATACTCAATGTCTTTTACACTGAAACCATTATGATGTTACCTGATCAATGGATTGAATATTTTTTACATAAGATTGGAATTAAAAAAGATTCATTATTAGAAGCTTTAATCATGGTATCATTATTTTTTTTAATAATAATATTAATGTTAAGTTTCTTTTTAGATACTTACAAATAAAAAAGGGGCTTATCGCCCCTTTCTTTATTCTGCGTTCTCTTCCTCAGGTGGATTCTCAACAGCCTCTTTGAGTCTGTCTGTAAATCCTTGAGAAGCAACTTGTACTTGGTCTAATTCCATTTGCAAATTAGTTCTTTTTTGCGTTAGGCTGTTTAGACAAGCAACTATATATTTTGCTTCATCACTAAGTTCAGAAATCACATATTTTTTATCGTCAAGTACTAAAACAGGTTCTTCCTGTTGTCCTACTTCTGGATTTATATTTTCTGTCGACATAATTTCTCCTTATTTAAAAATATCTTGCCAATTTCCTTGTGTACTAGCCTTAGCATACTCGGTAGCACGGTTTTCGAAAAAGTTGGTATGCTCAACGGCATTTACTTGCATATCTATCCATGGAAGTGGATTATCAGTACTATGGAATATATTTTTCATTCCTAGCCCGAGTAATCTTCTATCTGCAATATAACGAATATATTCTTTAACTTCTTTTGCTGTCAAACCAGGTATATCTGCTTTATTAAAACAAACATCTATAAATTTATCTTCTAATTCAACAACGCGTTCAGCTGCGCAATATATTTCATATTTCAGTTTATCTGTCCATATAGACGGATTTTCTGCAATAAAAGTTCTAAAAAGTTTAGATAGACCTTCAACATGAAGAGACTCGTCTCTTATTGACCATGTTACTATCTGACCCATACCTTTCATTAAATTGTGTCTAGGGTAATTCAATAATATAGCAAAACTACTAAATAATTGAACGCCCTCTGTAAAACCACTGTATACTGCCATTGTTTTAGCAATTTCATGTGGTGTACTCATGTTAAAATCTGTTAGATACTCATGTTTCTCTACCATCTCTTGAATTTCAAAAAACTCTTGATACTGGTCATCAGATTTACCCAATGTTTCCAAAAGTAAAGAATATGCTTCTTGATGTACTGCTTCCATTGCAGCATAGCTAACAAGCATCATTCTTACTTCAGGTTGTTTAAATGTAGGTAGATAATGCTTTGCATAACCACAACACACATCAACATCCGCTTGAGTAAAAAACTTAAATATATTATCTAACAGTAGCCTATTATCAGGACTTAACTTTTCTTTATAGTCTTTTATATCATCTTGGAGAGGTACTTCGTCTGGAAGCCAATGCATTTGTTGTTGCTTTTTGTAAAACTCAAATGCCCAAGGATAATTAAAAGGTTTATAAAAATCTCTTTCTTCTAGTAAATTCATTTATCCCTCACAACTTAGACAATCTGATTGTTCAAAGATTATCTCTCTTTTTATCTTATTTGATACATTATCTGCTCTTGAAATTGCCTCACTTCTTAGATAGTACAATGTTTTCATATTCTTTGCCCAAGCTAACATATGTATATTATGTAGCTCTCCCTTATTTACATCAGGTGGAAAGAATAGATTTACACTTTGCGACTGACAAATAAATTCTTGTCTTTGTGCCGCGTGTTCTACTACCCATGACTGATTAATTTCTACAGCAGTCTTAAATACTTCTTTCTCGGTGTCAGTTAAAAACTCAAGATGTTGACAACTTCCTTTGTTTGTAACTATGCTTTTCCAAGTATTATCATCATTACAACCATACTTTTCTAGAACGCTTTCTAGATATTTGTTTTTCTGTAAATGAGAACCACTTTTAGTCTTTTGCGTGTACGCATTAGCTCTATAAGGTTCTATACTTGGTGAAGTATTACCACATATGATAGAAGAACTTGCATTAGGTGCTATTGCCAATAGATGAGTATTTCTTACTGAACATGTATCATCATCAGGACAAGCGCCCCTTTCTACTGCAAGTCTTTCTGTTTCTATTTGTGCGTCTGTTTTTATATGTTTGAACATCTCATAATTTATACTACTTGCAAATACACTTTCAAAAGGCATATTATTTTTCTGTAAGTAGGCATGAAATCCCATAGCACCAAGACCTAAACTTCTTTCACGCATAGCGCTGAATTTAGCTCTTTCTAGTTGACTAGGTGCATTTTCTATAAAATATGTAAGCACATTATCGAGCATACGAATTAAATCTGGAATAAAGGCTGGAACCTTTTTCCATTCATCATAGTACTCTAAGTTTACACTCGATAAACAACATACCGCTGTTCTCTCTTCATTTGTTGCTAGTGTTATTTCTGAACACAAATTACTGTGGTGTACACGTAACCCTTTGTTCTTTTGAAATTGCGGTAAGTCTGCATTTACTGCATCTTCAAACATAAGGTAAGGCTCTCCAGTCTCCATTCGATTTTGGAGTAATTTTACCCATAATGTTCTTGCACTAACAACATTTTTTACTTCTCCACTATGTGGATCAATTAGCTCCCAAGAATCATCAAAGCCTTCTTCTTTGGTAGCTCTATGTATAATTTCCATAAATTTATCACTAATGACAATTCCATGGTGTAGGTTTAGACATTTACGATTTGTGTCTCCACCTGTTGGTTTTCTCATATCAAGAAACTCCTGTATCTCAGGGTGAGAGATATGCAGATACCCTGCATAACTACCCCTTCTTGTAATTCCTTGTGAAAAAGCAAGCATTTCTGCATCTACTACTTTCACAAAAGGAAGAACACCTGTGCTTTCAGAGCCTTTTGATGTTTTTGTACCTTGTGAACGAACATCACTCCAACTGCCACCAATTCCTCCACCGAATGATGAAAGAAAGGCATTTTCTGTATAGTGTTCTGTTATTCCTTCTCTCGAATCTTCCACATGATTTAGGAAGCATGAGATTGGAAGACCCCGCTTAGTCCCTCCATTGGAGAGAACAGGAGTCGAAAACATAAACCATAAGTTACTAGCGTAATCGTACAGTCTTTGTGCATGTGCTTCGTCATCTGCAAAAGCTGAAGCAGCCCTTGCAAAGCCTTCTTGAGGTGACTTTTCATCTCCCACAAGATAGCGATCTTCAAGAGTTTTATGACTAAACTCTGTCAAAAGTTTGTCTTTGCTATAATCTATTTGTATCATATTATTCCTTCTAAAGTTTTGTGTATAACTTCCGTGTTTTCTTTTCCAATCGCTTCAGCTGAGTAAGTAATTAAGTCCATTAGCTCAACATTTGTCAGAAGTTGTTCTGCATTTTCATTAAGAGCTTGTATATACTTATATTTTCCTTCTATCGGACATGCATCATAGATATCGAAAACTGTTCCATATTGTTCCATTAACTGTACTGCGCGTTTTGGACCAACACCAGGTACTCCTGGTACGTTGTCCCCCTTATCGCCAGTTAGACACTTGAAAGTGATATAATCTTCTATTTCAAAATCATAGTGTTCGTCCCAGTTATGTACCGTTGTTTCCTTTCTAGTAACAGTACTAAACCTAGAAACTTTTTCATTAATAAGTAAGTCCCAGTCTTTATCCGAAGATACTAACCAACACTCATCAAAATCAATGTTGTTTGCTATGTAGGCAGCAATATCATCAGCCTCTACACCACGAAAGTGAAAGACTGGATGTTTTTGTTTAATAAGAGTAAGAGTGTCTTGAAATTCTGCCATAAACATTTCAAATTCTTTTGCCTCTTGCTCAGTTTGTTCTGCATATCGTTCCTTACGATTTGCTTTATATTGAGGGTCTATCTCTTTTCTGTAAGAGCTACCTCCATCTGCACATACGATAATCGTACCTGCATTATAAGACTTTGCTAGACTTTCGATTGTTCTAACGTAGTCATACTTAAAATCAAGTATATTCTGATGTTTCCACCTGAAAGCTACGTTTAAACCATCAACTATCAGCAAGTTCCCAGTCGGAGCCGGGGCTCCAAGGTTTGCAATTGTAGTCGCCATTTGTAAATTTTATCTCCTCATTTTCTAGCCAGTGTTCTGCGATAAGAATATACATACCTAGCCATGCAATATATGTATATCTTAGTGTATTTTCAGGTTTTCTTACAGTCGCTACAAAAAACTTGCCATAATTTTCTCTAAAAATAAGTAATGGTTCTTGTTCCATGTCTTGCGCTTGTTTACATAATTTACTCCACCACTTAAACAAATTGTTTGTTTTTGCAGTGTATATCTTTGAGTTAAAGCCACTATCTTTATAGAACTTTACTTCGACACAAAATAAATTATGTTTTCCAGGAACTCTTAAATCTCCCTTGATTTTACCACTACCTGATCCAGGAGTTTGTTCCCATTTTTCTTCTGTCATTCTGCCGAGAAGAGACATAACTTGTTGCTCTCCTCTATTTCCTTTTTGTCTTGAATTAACCATTTAATGTACTCATTTCGTTTTCTTTAATTACTTCTATTTTTTCTAGTAACGGATGTGTCCACCCATGTGATACTATATAAGTGTTTAAATTTTCTTCTTTTAATAATATCTCTACTAGTCTTTCTTTACCGAGCTCATCAAGAACATTGGTAACTTCGTCTAAAAATAAAATGTTTATTTGAGATTTGGAAATGCTACTCATAAGTTTTCTTATTGCGAGTAGAGTAGCTGTATTTACTCTTGCAAGCTCCCCTGCACTGAGTGATAATATATCTACTGATTTTCCATTATCTTCTATTATTACATTTAATTTATCATTAAGAACTACAAATTCTAAACTAAATCTACCATCACTAAGTTCTGCTAGATATTCATTTGTAAGTTCTTCTAAATCTTTTACAAGATTTTCTATTTTATATGCAAGTAGTCCGTTTGTACTAAATGCTTTTTTCAATATTTCGACACTTGCTAGTTTATCACTAAGATTATCTAATCCTTCGATAAGTTCTGCAAGTTCAGCCTCAAAATCATTTTCTTGTTCTTGAATTATGCTAATACGAGTATTGTGTCTTTCAACATTATTGTTGTGGTCAATCGCTTGTCTTAAGTCTGATTGATATTTTTTGTACTCGTTACTTAGCTCAGCTATTCTTGATTTAAGTTGCTCTGCGTCAGGGATTTCACTGGGCAAGTTTTGGTCAATGGATCTATAGTATTCTTCCCATTGTTGTACTCCTCTACTTGCTTTTGTGTGTGTTGTATTCTTCTCCTTGACTGTTGCAAGTTTTTCAACTTGTTTTTGTATCTCCGTTTCACAATATTCCACCGTATTTTTATGCTCTGCCAGTTGTCTTTGTATGAAGTCAACATCTATGTCTTCTCCACAAGTAGGACACTCATGCGTTTCTGTTGCTAGTAATTTTTCATACTTATCAATCATTGCTTGTTCTTGAGACTGCTCACTTTTCCAAGTAGCGGTGCTCTCAATATATTGAGTTGTATCAAGTTTTTCTGGGTTTTCTGCCAATAGTCTTCTATGTTCATGAATATCTATTGACTCTAACTCCTTTCTGTAATAATTATTTTGATTAATTTTTTTAATATTTTCACTGATATTTTCAAATTCTATTTGTAATGAACGTAAAGTTTTTCCATCTTCTTCCGAATAATTTGGTAAATCCATTTTTGAAAGTAGTGATGTATCTTCCAATTTATTGTCTTTTAACCATTTTTCAATAGTTGCAATTTTCCCATCTACTCGTGAAACTTCTGACCCAAGGGTTCTAGATAGCTCACGAAATACATCAAAATAAGATACATACTTATCAAGCTGTAATAAATCAATCAAAAACTTCTTACGGTTTGTGTCGGTGGCCGTAAGAAATTGTAAACTAGCATTGGTATTTTGATAGACAATCTGTGAAAAAGTTTTAAAGTCTATACCAATAATTTCTTCTAATGTTTTGTAAGTATTCGTTGCTGTATGGCTTGATATATCTTCACCATTTTTAAGCAACTTTGCTTTTATGTTTGCACGACGCACTACATCAATTAAATATGAGTCATCGTTGGCTCTAAATTCAAGACTAATATCATAGCCTTTATTTACTTGTCTGTTTGCGATATCAGCTTTCTTGATACCTTTGGAGTTTTTGTTAAAAAGAACTTCCTCTAAAATTAAAGGTATAGAAGACTTACCAGCACCATTGGTACCGATTAATTGTGTCAAAGTGTCTCCGTTTAGATCTATTTCGTTGTCTGAGCCGTAACTAAAACAATTACTCCATTTCAGCTTTTCTAGCGTTATCACTGAATACTCCTATAATTTTTTTAACTTTTGTTTCATCGAGTTCAAGAATGTAAGAGAGGTATTCTCCTAATTCTTCCTCAATCGTCATATCTTTGTCAAGTATGAGAGTTGCTTCTGTCTTTCTTTTAATAACTTTTTTATCAAGTAGGTCAGAATTTTTGACCCCGCTCAAGTCCGAAACATCTCCTTCTACTTCGTATATTGTATGGTGCCATTCTGTTTGCACCATTTCATCTGTACTTGTAACTGTTTTACGAATTAGTTGTGGCAATTTAAATTCATGCCATGTCCATTCCCAATCCTCAGGATTTATTACTAAATAACCAGTTTTAACTTCGTTTCTATGAAATGATGTAGTCATAGGACTTCCAGGGTATACAATATTTCTTTGAGTATTCTCGTGAGCATGTAAATCTCCTGCAAAAACCGTTTTGAATTTATCAAATCTAGTTAAGTCTACTTCTGGAGTAACATGTGGTGGTATTTCTCCACGAACATGTGTAAAAAGTACTTCTGAATTTATGTCTTCTATGCTATGCTTTTTATGTAAATCCGCATAAGGAAGTATAGCATAATTACTAAATTCTCCTGTAGTTTCTGTAATCACTTCTACTAGAGGGTTCAATTCATTTGTTACTCTTATTAGATTATCAAAGAATGTTTTATGTTTTCTAGTAGCTTCGTGATTTCCATCATATATTATTGTTTTTACTTTTGTATTCTTTACGAAATCAAAATACAAAGTAAGTTCGTCCATAGAAGGGACTCGATCAAACAAGTCCCCGCCTATGATGTGAAGTGTAATATCATGTTTTTGTACAGCTTCTTCCACTTGTTGAAAGAATAGTTCATATCTTGAGCATGCCCAAGCTGCTGGAACATTTTTCTGTCCCAACTTAATATGCCAATCTGCTGTAAATAAAATCATTTATTTTCCTTTTGTTGCTTTCTCCACTCGATTAACCATGGAGCATTATCTCTTTCTGCATCTAAAAAGACTGCATTTGTAAAAGATAGTGGCAGTAATACAGCAATGTGTACTATAATACTAGTTATTGTGGAATAGCCAAGCCACCCCATATAGTAAGAAGTCATAAATCCAAAATATACTGACCACATAGTAAACAATACTAACATAAAGTAAGTCTGTAAACTAGGATCAGGTATATACTTTAATGGATTATATCTAGCGTCCATAACTAAGCGCCAATTATCAACTACCCATAAAATAAACTTTTTCATACTACAAATTCTTCCCCCGGTTGCCACTCGCAACCTGTTAACCCACCAGCTTTAATGCCTTGCAAAGTTCTAAGAACTTCATTAGCATTTCTACCTGTGTCTAATGCGTTTACACTTACGTGCTGTACTACATCATTTCTATCAATGATATAGGTTGCTCTGTAACAAACACCTGCATCTTCATCAACTATTCCTAGTTCATCAGCAAGTCTTAGTCCACAATCAGCTGCAAGTGAGTGATTGATATTTCCTATAAGCTCATTGTCTTTTTTCCAAGCTAACTTACAGAATTCATTATCACCACTAATACCAATTACATTTGCCTCATCTACTAAGACGTCCATGCCCGCTATTTCAGTCGGGCATATAAACGTAAAATCTTTTGGATAAAAGTAGATTACAGTATAATCGTGTTTTAACGGATCATAGTGTTCTGTGACAGAAACTTCTACAAACTCGTTATCTTTGTTAACTCCCTGCAAAGTAAAAGCAGGAAATGTATCTCCTACACCTATCATAATTACTCCTTCCCGTAAGGGTTCTCGTATGAGAGAGCTTCAGGTGTGTCCTTAGCACCTCTCAAACACCAATATAATGGTACAAAGTTTAATACAGGTATAAATATACCGAACATCCACCATCCTGAATGTCCTCTATCCTGTATTCTTCTGAAAGTCACAGAAAAACTCTGTACTAATGTTAATAATAAAAATGCTGTTCCTAATACCCCAGTATTAGTTGTCTCAGACCACGGGTCTAACCAATTCCAAAAGGTATAACCAATTAGAAAGTGATCGATTACCATCAGTAATATCATTACTAATACGGCATAGAGAGTGAAAAACCAGTACTCTGGTCTATCACTTCTGCCTTTAAAATCAAAGGCTCTATCCACTAACACGGTCTTCATTACATTTTTAAAATGGTTCATGTTAAGTCAAACTCCTCGTTTATACTATCATCTGCATTAGAATTTGCAGAACCACTTCTGATTCTGTCTAATAATTCTTTTTGTGCATCCGCAGTAGGTCTTGGTAGGACTTCATCCATTGATTTAAGATCGACAATGAGTTCTTTCTCTTCATCTGTAAGTGGTCTTGGTTTACACTTAAGTGGCTGTAATTGATACTCCACATTGTAAGCCATTGGGCCAGTCTTAATTCTTTTGAAATAAACATCCCAACCTGTTTCTGGGTCGGCAGGATCGCCTAAGTCTTCAGCTGCTAATATGATTTGCTCTAAAAGTTTCTTTTTTAGATTAAGAACTTTTATTTTGCCACCATGTATACATTGTATAGCATATGACCATGTGCATTTCATATCTGGGTGGTATTCTCTTACCCAGTCTTTTTCGATATTAGTGAACGCTTCTTTCTGTCTATCAAATGATAAGCACTCGAAAGGAACATTCTTATCGTTCTCTCCTTTTAGCCAGTAAACGTATCTTGCACATACGTCACCGACCATTCTTACTGTATTATCTCCTTCTACATAAGTGTAGGATTCGATTTTACCTTTTTGGGCTTCGCCCTTTAATTTATTAAATGTTAATGCCATTGCATTTCTCCTTTAGTAACTTCTTCAAATTTAAAATGTATTCTACCATTTTCTACTCGAAGTAGTCTGTTTTTTATTAATATATCTTGCTTTCCTGTATAGACCAGCAAGTCCAGTGTGGTATCTTTTTTACTACGATATTCAAATACATTGCGGAGTGAAGCGATACCTGCATACTGCGCAATCTCCACGTCTGAATATCTGTTTCGTTGGATAAGTAAAGGCTCAGGATTAGCCAAAAAGCTATCGCCATGAAAGCTCTTTTGCCAAAACTTGAACCGTCTATCCTTTCTATTGATTGGAGGTTCTTTTTTATAAGTCAAAATGTAAAGAACAGCAACTATGTCACCGACCTTTCCATTCGTCTCTTTTAGTATCTTTTTCCAATTATAGAGTATCATTATATCAAATATTTAACCATATGTCAAGAAGTATTTTTCCATGCTCATATCGTCTCAACTTCATAGCCTTGTTTCATGTAATACCCCATTCTCGCATTTGCCTGACGACTTGCTGTTTTACCGACTAAGTGGATATCTACAATAATCGGTTGAGGTTTATTTTCATTTAATCTAATTATACGTCCTATGAGCTGAGTAAGTAAAGGTTCATTATTGATTGGAGTTGCTAATATTATACAGCTTAAACAATCCAATGATATTCCTTCAGAAAATATACTTTGTGTTCCAAACAATACATCTTTGTCTCCAAAGATTTGTTTTATTATGTCAGGTCTTTGTTCGTGTGGAATATCTCCAGTAACACATATAGAATTTTCTCCCACAAGTCTGTTACATTGCTTTAGAAAATCAACTCTATCACTAACAACTAAGACCTTATGACCTGTAGCCGCATATTTTGCCGCTAACATTGCCATCATGTTTTGGTACTCCCAGTTGTATGCTATTGCATTTATACGAGAAGCCCATGGTGTATTCGCACCATCTGGGAATCTTATTCCCGACTTGAGAACATGTACTTTTGGTACTAAGTAATTCTCTTTTGGTGGTTTATACACATTTGTATTAAAGTAATCACGAAAGACAACATGACGTCCGTCCTTTCGTTCCATTGTACCTGTTAATCCAATTTTATACCTTGCTTTACTAGCATCTACAATACGAGTAAATGTAGGACTAGATACATGGTGCATTTCATCAAGTATAACAGTTCCAAAAACGGAACCTATATCCGACATTCTACGATAAAGAGTCTGTACATTACCTACTACAATTGGAGCGTCAATATCATACTGACCACTACCTATTATACCAGGCGTAATTCCAAAGACTTTCTGTACTTCTTTTTCCCACTGCGATCGTAACGCTAACGTATGTGTTACTATAAGCGTTTTCTGTTTTAGCTTATTTGCGATAGCTAAAGCCGTAAATGTCTTTCCCCAACTGACCCACGCGTTAATTATACAACTGTCAGTGACATCGTCATATACCGTTTGTTGCGAAGGTCGTAACTTAAACTTAAAGTCAAAAGCTTCTATTGGTGAGTCAACACGCTTATCGACTATTTCGTAATCCTCTGGTATCAAATCCGTTCTTCCGCTAGGTATGGTAATCAAACCTTTACGAACTATGCCCATATTCTTTATTATGAAAGGTGGGTCTAGCGGATTTCTTGGAGGTATAGAATATGTTAACTCATCATCGAGTTTAGACTGGAGAGTAGAATTTACTTCCATGAATATTCTGTTACTCAATACTGCTTTCATACTTTACGCCAAGTTTTCTTTTGTTTTGTTTCTGATAATGAATATAAAATAGCAGGTTGATTATCCATATAAAGTATATTCGCATATCTCATTAATGCACTAGGTGGTCTCTTTGCCACAAAAGGAAACGGAATATTTTTACACCATAAAAGTGTAGCAATATCCCGTTTCTCGGTTTTCTCAATTTTATGACTAATTACACTACATGATTTCTTCTTTACCCAGCGGAAAAATTTGCCATTACTATCAATATAAAATTGACCTTTGTGATGAACAAACTCAGTAAAGCTTTCTATCATCACTTTTAATCTGTAAAGATTCTTATGTGGTGTTTGTAATCTGCGTAGTCCTAGACTATCGCCAGTCATGTTTTTATCATCTACGATTTGAGTGTCGCAGAAAAGTAACCCGTCTTTGTTCTCTACTTCATCAGAATGGAGAACATATACAGGCCATCGTATGTCATTCAGATTCATACTTCTTTTTAAACTTTCCAAGAGAGTAGTCTTCGTCTACGTCGAAGTCACAACCTATTGGGCAGCCCGGTATGGAAAGTCCTCTATCTTTCTGAACATTTCTTAAAAGTATATCACTATACTCTTGAACATAGTCATCATCGACTTCAGCAAGAATTGAGTCATGTACTAGAGCAAATATTTTCATATTCTTCTTGTACCCTCTTTCACATATCTCTTTGTGAGCATCAACAGCGCCTAATAAATTAACATCAGACGCCACTGATTGAACGAGAGAATTGATACCTGATCGAACTTCATGGGCAGCAATTGCTTTGTCTGTAGAACGAACATTTGGTAATCTTCTCTTTCTACCAAAGAAAGAGTAAACATAAGTTTGTTTTTCGATAATTTTCTTACAATCATCTAACCACTTTTTCAATTTATGAAACTGCTTGAAGTAATCCTCGATAACTTCTTTAGCTTGGCTAGTACTGAAGTAAGCACCACTATCTTTGGTAACTTGTTCACTAATTTTCTTTGGGCCAGCACCATACATAATTCCGAAAGTAACAGCTTTTGCCATTTGTCTTTCTGTAGAATAGTACTTAGCAACATCATCAACATCACAATCTAGATTAAAAACTAACTTAGCAATATTACTATGGAAGTTACCGCCATCTTGAAATACTTTTTGCAAAGCTGTATCTCCTGCGATAACAGCGGCACAATATACCTCAGCGGTTGTTAAGTCCATAGCAACAATTTTCTTGCCTGGCTTAGCTTTGATACAACCTTTTACAATTGGATTGTCTCTTGGAATCTGTTGCATATTCATTTTACCACTAGACGAGAGACGGCCAGACGTTGTTCCGTGTAAATTAAACCCAGTTCTCAGTCTTTCGTCTCTGTCCAGAGCAGGAATAATCTTATCTAGGTAAGTAGATTTGATCTTAACCTTTTGTCTAATGTCAAGAATATGTTGTGGTACGGGGTGTTCTTCCGCTAGTTTACCGAGGACTTCCGCATCAGTACTATCAGCACCAGTACCTGTTTTCTTGCCAGTAGGTTTCAATCCAATGTAATCAAACAACAATGAACGAAGTTGCATTGTACTATTTGGATTAAAGTCTTTACCTTGTGCTTTTTCAAATAGTTTTACTTCTGTATATTCATAGAGTTTAGATACTGCACTGTCGATTTCTTCTTGCATCAGCACCGAAGATTTCACTAATCTGTCCCTATCGAAAGGAACTCCATTACTCTCTACATCGAGAAGAAACTCGGTTGCAGGCAGTAGAATATTATAGTAAACATTGCCAAGTCTTTTGTTCTTGGTAACATAGGGTAAAAATTCTTCATAAATGAGATAAGTACATACAGCATCATAGGCTGCGTACTCTTGCATGATATCGAAAGGAATCATGTCCCAAGTGAAGTCTGCTTTGAGTAATCCGTTACGCTTACGGTAAGCTTCTATCCAATCGTACATTGGTTTCTCATAGTCTCCAAAAGGAGTAAATTTGAGAGCGAGTTGCTTTAGGCCGTGAGTGCCTGGATTCTCGTTAAGTGTGTAGTGCATCAACATGGTATCATCAAAGTTTGGAAACTTAAATCCAAAGTGATACCTGAAGAAAGCAATATCGAACTTACTGTTATGAAAGACTACTCTTTTCTTATTAAAGAGTTCTTGAAGCATATTTTCAGCTTTTTCATCAATACAGTCTGTGTCAATATACGCACCGTGATTTTTCTTATAGGCTAAACTGATACCTAGCATATAAGCATCTCGAGGGTATAAACCTGTAGTCTCTGAGTCAAGTGCTACGAAACCATTCTCATGGTCGATTGCATCTTGCAAAAACGAATGAAGTTTATCAGTCTCGGTAATACCAAAAATATCTTTATTCCCAAGTTTTTCTTGTTTTAACTCTCCAGCTATATATGCTATGATATTATTTTTGGAGTCTTCCCAGCTCTTCTTAGCTTCAGGTTTGAAAGCTAACATAGCTGGATTTATTACAGGAAGAAACTTATCTTCCACTACACGACCTGAATATTCAGTAATTGAATTCAGTTTGGTGTAGTACTTCAAAGGCTCTGACCCAACGAGTATAACCCAGTCATAATCATCAGGATTGAAAACTATGTCTACGTCTCTCTTGAGTACCTTCTTTACTTGTGGGTTTGAACAAAGCACAAACGAATCAAATTCAAACTTGTTATTAAACAGTTCAAAAAACTTGTTTCTGCTTGGCTTGCTTTCTATTAATGCTATTCTTTTCTTATTCATAATGTATATTATACTCTAATTTTAACCTTTTGTCAAGAACTATTTTTTAATGCGTCTGGTCTTAGATTCTTTAATAATTTTTCACAAGCATTTAAAGTTTCTTCTATAGTCCAGGCATTTTTCATTTGATTATATTGTTCTAAAGTTAATCCACAGTTTTCTACATTATTACCGCCTTGTGGGTCAATGTGGTCTAACTGCCATGAATCCTCTGTTAAATTGATGATTTCTCTTGTGTAGTAATCTTCAATAGTGTTAGTTTCTAAATTTAGATTTTGTGTTTTTTCTAAGTGATTTATTAATGTTGTTAAATTTGACACTTTTCCTTCTCCTTTTCTTACGTTAAATGAATTCCTTCTCGAATTTAAACTTGCCCGTACATTAACTACTTTTGGACGTTTGTATAAAGAAGGGCTTTTAGTTTTAAATTTTGAAAATCGTTTACTAAGTCTTCCTCGACTAGATTGACGATAAGCTTTATGTTTTTCTGGAGTAGAGGCTGTTGTTGTAGAATTCTTACCAAACTTATTCCATAAAGTTTTTCTAAAACTTCTTTGTATCTCATCTTCTGTTTTACCCCAGTTATCAAGACACCATTTTTTCATATGTGGGGATAGGTAATAATGATCTGGGTCTTCTTCTTCCATTTCTTTTTTAAAAGCTTCCCACTCATATATTGGAGGTCTGCCTCCAAGTATGCCAAATTCTGCTCCATCATTATTTCTTTTTTTGCTATTAATTGTTGCCATACAACCTCTCTTTTAATTTTTGAACTGAAGACTTACTAAGTGCTCCAGCATCCCCCAATTGTGGAGGTATTTTAATGTGATAAGATTTCATTCCTTCTTTTTCACACATTTCTATAACTTTTTCTGTGGCAACTTGTCCTGCTTCGTCAGGATCAAAAAATATGTCTATCTGTTCTACTCCCTTCATTTTTAGAAGTTGAAGTTTTTCTGGAGTTACATTGTTAACACCAAAACAACACATAGTATTTGTTAATCCTTTGTCATGTAAGTTTATTACATCATATATTCCTTCAGTTATTATTACTCTACCTTTTATTGGTTTAGCGTTTATAGGAAACAATGGAAGCTTAACTTTCGGAGGGTGAAAAATATACTTTGGTTGATCTTTTATATGGGTATTCATTTTTAATCTACCATTAAAGGCGACTACTTTTCCTGTAATATCTCTTATTGGAAAATTTATTCTGTCTTTGAATGGTGTATTTATATTTAAAAATGCTTCAAACTGTTTATAAGTTTCAGGTTTAATATTTCTTTCATTTCCTACATAAGGCATTATGTCTGAAGGTATCTGTAAACCTACTGTTTCAGACCTTTTTAGGTCAATTCTTTGTTTTACTTTCTCTCTTAGAATATCCATTCTATTACTTGGTTTATCAAAAAGTTTAAATATATTACCCTTATAGCCACAAGCAAAACAATTATAAACTCCTGTAATCCTATCTATTCTCATACTAGGGTTTGAGTCGTCATGCTCTGGGTTAAGACACTTCACTATAAAATCTGCTGGTGAGACCTTAAAGGGTATTTGTTCTTCTGCTAATAATTCTTCTACTGTCATTTTAAATTCTGATATAATGCAAAGATAATGTATGCCATAAAGGGTGTGATAACTCCTAATAAATACTCTATCATATTGTTAATGCCTCAAGCCACTATCGTCAGAATAAAAGTCATCTTCTAATATATCTTCCCATACTGCTTCATAAATTTTTCTGAAATCTTCCCTATCTGGAATAAAAATTTCAATTCCTTGTTCTACTTTAATTTTAGTGAGTTGTACTACATAGGCTGCAAATGCTAAATCTAACTGTCTTTCTGTATACATAACCATTATAGTCTTCCTTCCACTACTAAATTAACTACTTGTTTTAAACTGTACCATACACTACTAAATATATGTAAGGTACCATCTTCGCTTTCAACTACAAATCTTTTGTAGCCAAAAGGTCTTTCGGAGAGTATTCTTGTATCTCCATAACTATATTCTAATAATCTCATATTTCTTGTGCCTCTTCTTCGTTATCGCCCAGTCCCATTTCTTCTCTCATTTTTTCTTTTTCAGGTGGGGATAGAGCCTTCTCTGGGCCAATTTTCATTGAAGGCCAATCCATCACACTAGTAAAACTTAATTGTTCGTTGTTTCTCATTTTTGTACAGTTAAATGTCATACAGTTATCAGACGGCTCCCATTTCTCCATGGAGTAAGCAGCATCAGCCGCATCTAATATACCTTTTGCAAACCTAGCTTCGCCTGTTGCATCTGTTTGATATGGAGTAAATACTAATGTTTCGTACTCTTGGGCAAATGTTTTTAGTTTTTTACTAATTTCTATTTGTTCTGTCCAATCGTATTGTCCGTTTTTTCCTGGTGCATTGTGGCGGCGAACTTGGTTCAAGTAATCAACTATAACGATTCCCACGTCTTGTCGACTTACCCTTTTATCGAGTTCGCTTTGAATTTTTGAGAGAGTTAGGGAGGGATCGTATATTACGTCTAACTGCTTATCTTTGTTAAGTTCTTTCTTTACTAGTTTCTTGTGAAAATCATCAAAGTCTCGATTTAATTCAAACTCTTGAAGAAGTTCGTGTCCACCTTCGAAACGTCCAGCCCACCAACCTGCTACTAAATTCCATTGTTCGGAGGTTAAATCCTTATCCCGAATCTTTGAGTATGGAACTTTAGTAGAGATAGCGCACATTCTTTGTAGAATGGAACGACTTTCCATTTCGATAGTAAAGTAGAGAGCAGTTCTACCTGCCTCATAAACATTAACAGCAAGATTACAGGCTGTAATAGATTTTCCTGAGCCTCGTCTGCCGCCAACCATCACCAAATCTGTAGGCGAAAATTTTACTTTCGCATCATAATCTGTTTGAAGTCCTAAAGGTAAATACTTCGATCTTTGTTCATCGTTCTCAAAAAGAGTAATAGTTTGCATACTCTCTGAAGGTGGAACAATATCAACCTTATCACTTACGTTTAGAACTATTTCTTGTAGTTGTTCTATATTTTCTTCTGCACTCGCCATTGTAATTGTTTTGTCGACATACTTGTCTAACTCATCTAGTATTTCTACTTGTGTGAACTCATTCTTGAGATAATCCAAAAGCATGTAGGCATCTACTTCTACTTCTACGGATTCAATGGCTGAGATTTTCTCAAGAACTTTAGCGTCTCTTTGTCCTGCTTTAAGTTCTTCTAAGGTTGGGAGAGATTGATAATTATCTACGTGCTTTTCCAAGACAGCATGAATTCCTCGGA